ACAAGCTCGGCAGGATCGTGTTGGCCTCCACCGTCACCACCGGCGCGGCATCGAGGATCGCCTTGGACAGATAGTCGATGGTGGCATTCCGCAGGTCGACCAGCGCCGTATTCAGCGCCATGTCGGCCCCGCGAAGGCGGTTCAACTCGGCTTCGAACATCTCCGCCGTGTCGGCACGGAGGGTGATGCCGGCTGGCCGGTCCTTGATCTGGATTCGCACCACCGCCTCGGCATATGCGGTGATGCCGGCAAGGCGCGCGACACGATAGGCGGCGATCCTGTTCTGGTCTGCCAGCCGGGAATTGCGCGTCGGATAGGAGGGAGGCCGCGCCGTCACCAGTCCGTCCACCACCGGCGCGAATGCCCGGACAGCAGCATCGGCCGGCAGGCCATCACCAAGCGCCCGCGCAACGCCCACCAGCGCCTCGGCAAGGCCCTCTGGATCGTCCGCCACATCTGTGGGGGCGGCTCTGTAAATCGTCTGTATGGCGTCCCGCTGGGCCGCAGACACGGCAACGTCAACCGGCTCCGAGGTCCGCACGGCTTCAAGGACCGCCGCGCCGTCCTGAATGCCGCCGACCGCAGCCTCGATCACCTGCTCGGTCTGCCCGCGCACCGTGACGGTCTGGGCGAAGTTCGCTGAAGCAATGCCGGCAAGGGCATCGGCCGCCACGAACACGAGGTTCGCCAGCGACGCGACGGAAACCAGCGCATTCTGGGCGCCTTGCCGCAGAAACTTCAGCGTGAAGGCGATCTTGCCGGCCCGGTCCTTCTCACGGGATCGGGAGAACTCAAGACACCGGACGGTGAGCGGCCCTTCGAGCGGCAGCACTAGGATGGCGGGACCGCGCTGCGTGCAGGCCGCGATCAGCGCCGCAGCCTCCCCGTCCGCATTATCGCTCGCCACATAGGCCGTGAGGTCGAAAGACCGCTTCGATTCCCCGAGGTCTTCCAGATACGGTTCGTCCCGCATCGGGAACTCATGGGCAACGACACGCCGGCCGCCGCCGATGGAATCAGTTTCGGTCTGGAACGGCACGCCTCTGAAAGACGCTGCCCAGAGCGTGTTCAACCAGTTGCGCGCCATACCGATTCCCTACCGCGGGCCGACCGCGCCGCCCCAGCTATTCTGTGGCGCGGCCGCGTCCGGGCTGCTCTTGCCTACCGAGCCGGGCCCGTTGGCATTGTACATGCCGCTGAGACCAATCGGCACCTGCCGCATGGTCTCCACGATCTGCAACAAGCTGCTGCTGGCCTGCACTTCGACCTTGATGCTGGCCTCACCATGGACCTCGGCCGAGCCGGTCAACTGCGCCGGCGTCGGGATGTGGCCGCCGCCGATCATGGCAGGCCACGCTGGCGCCGCTCCCAATGACGGCAATCCCAACCGCGCGCGGTCAGAGTTGAACGCCTCCGTCATGCCACCGCGCCGGCGAGCCGCGTTGCGCGCGCGGAGCGTGGCTTCCTGCGAAGCGCCTTCGGGATCGAGATAGCTGATCAGCCTGGCACCGGCCAAACCGCCAACCGCCACGCCACCGGCCATGGTGATCGGGTTGGTCAGGAACGGCACCGCAGCGCCACCCATCGCGGCAAGCCGGGCACCCCAACCAGCCGCTCCGCCCGCGGCACCGCCAGCAGCAGCACCACCAGCCGCCGTCGAGGCGGCCGTGGCGACACCACCGCCCTTGAGCGTGACCGCCGCCCCGGTGAGCGCAGCGGCAGCACCGTCGAGCGCCACGGCAGAGGCGGACAGTCCGAACCCGTTCCAGAGCTTGTAGATCGCCAACCCGCTGGCGCCGAGTGCCAGACCGCCCGCCGCAAGCGAGCCGGCTTGCAGCGCGGGCTTCGGCAGTTCGGATATCCAGTCCATGGCCTTGCCGAGGCCATCAAGGGTGAATTTCAGGAGGCCGTCGTTCGCCTGCCCGATGGACAGAGTCAGGTTCTCAATCGAGCCCCTGAAGTTCTCCAGCGAGTATCCGAGACCAGACGCCACCTCGTCGAATTTCTTCTTGGCGAAGTCGGGATCGTCGCCGGCTCCGCCAATCTCTCGACGAGCGGCAACATACTCATCGCGCTGGCGCTGGGTAACGGCGAACTTGCCGCCCTGCCGATAATCAAAGATGCGGTTGATCCTTGTCGACACCGATCTTTGCACCGAGCGTGCCGACGTTCCGGGCCGTGAGCGTCACGACGTTGGTGGCCGCGGCAGCGGTGACCGGGAATGCCATCGGACGGTCGAACTTGAAGAAGCCCTTGTTGATCTCCGCAGCGAGGTTCGTCGCCACGTTGTCGTCGGTGTCGGTCGACTTGACCGCGACCTGCACTTTTTCGCCGCCGACATAGAGCACCAGCGTGCCCGACTTGCCCTCGATGCTTGAGGAGACCGTCACCGTGAAGGTTTGGGCGTTGCCGGACGGGTCCGCGATAGGCAGCAGCCAGATTTCCCCAAACGGGTGGTTCTGCCGCGCCCAGACCGCCATTTCCGCCAGCATGGAACCCGCGCCGGCGAGCGCCTGCGGGTCCCCATCCAGACGAATGGGCTTATCGGCAGGCGCGGAACCGCCGGAGGTCTTCTGGCCGACCAGCAGGAGGCGGCTTGGGCCCTGATACGGGGACTGTCCGGCATTGATCTCCGCATAGAACAGCGGGACGCGGAGGTTGGCCGGGATCGAATTGAAGGCAACGGGCATGATCAGTCCTCCTTCCGACGCGAGCGCGCCGCAGGTCGTTCGGATTCGGTCGGGGTGTCGGCTGGGGGATCGCTTATGACGACGTCGCCACTGATGATCAGCCGCTCGTAAAAGGCGTCGCGCTGGACGTAATCGCCCTCGTCGGGCATCACGCGGCCCGCGCGTTCAGCCGAATGCTCGTGGTCGTGGTGAACCGGGCCGAATAGATGCCCGGCTTGGCGCTGGCGAGAACCGGAGTCGTCGGATCGAGCACCAGCGTGCCGTCGCCGGTGTTGCCACCGGATTTTGCGGCGGACGTGGCGCTGCCGACGGTGACGCGGGCCATGATGGTGCCCATTTCGAGCGCGCCTTCACCGGACGGGATGACGACCTCCTCGCGAGTATAAAGCGGGGTGTCCATCTTCACGACGTCGGTAACGCGCTTCGGGTTGTCGAGGACGAGAGCCATTGTGGCCTCCTATGTGGGTGGTATCTGGGAGGCGGAGGCGTCAGGCGACGCCGTACCGCTGCTTGGCGCGGGCGAGGAAGTCCGGCTCGTCGGCCTTCTGCTTGGAGTTGCCTTCCGGGAGGGCTTCGGTGTGCTCACCGCCGACACGGGCAGCGAGCGCGGCCGACGGCGCGGAGTTCTCCGCCACGAAGGCGCAGACATCGTCCACCGACATCGAGGGCGACTTACAGGCCAACGTCATGGCTGCGCGCTCCCGGCCCTTCACCCGATCATCCGCGAGAATGGCGGACAGGCGGGCGTGAGCAGCTTCGGTGCCGGCCCGGGCGCCCTCATCACGAGCCGCTGAAACTGCGGCGGTGTGGGCTTCCTGGGTGATGCCGGTGGTCTGATTGTCCTGGGACATAGGTGTTCTCCCGTTGGAGGTGGTCCGGGTCGAGCCCGTGGTGGTGGCCCGGAGGCCGGACAGAACTTCATCAAGCGTGGCGATACGGTCGGCGAGACCGAGTTTGACGGCATCGGCGCCAACAAACGTCTTTGCTTCGGTGGCCTGAGCAGCCTCACGGGTGAAGCGAGCGCCCCGCCCCTCTGCGACGGAGTCGAGGAACTGGCCGTAGAACTTGCCAACAAAGGCTTGCAGGTCGGCCTCGACCTCCTTCGACAACGGGCCGAAGGGATTCCCGTCGACCTTGTGCGCACCGGCATGGATCAGCGTCGGCCGGACGCCCTTCTGAGCCAGTTCGCCAGAGCGATCGACATGCAGCAGGACGACGCCGATGGAGCCGACAATCGAGGTCGGCGAGACCACGATCTCCGTGGCCGCGCTGGCGATGCCATATGCAGCGGAGGCGGCCATGTCGTCGACGAACGCCACAACCGGCTTCTGCTGCTTCACCTGCTGGATCAGCTTCGAGAGGGCGAACATGCCCGTCGCCTCACCACCGGGGCTGTCGATATCCAGCAGGATCGCATGGACGTCCTTGTCCGCGGCAGCATCCCGGATCTGCGCCGCGATGCCCTCGTAAGACGTCAGGCCCGAACTCGCATTGAGCCATGCGCCCTTGTTCACCAGCGTGTCGGTCACCCGGACCAGCGCCACTCCGTTGGCCGCGCGGGATAGGCGGACTCCACCGTCCTCACGCCGATGCGAGCCCATGAAGGCGCTGGCGTCCGGGGACGGTGCCTCCGACGCCACGCCAAGGCGCTCCTGAAGCACATAGGCCAGCACTTCCGCGCGTAGTGGGTGGACCAGCAGCGGCCGATTCAGCAGCCGCTCTGCGACATGGAACAGCGGTGTGGTCATGGGCAAATCCTTCGCGCACCGGCGCGGATGGCAAAGCGCCGACGCGGAACCACCAGCCCGTTCTTGGCCGCGCATTCCGCCTGGGCCCGATCCATCTCGGCCCGCAGCACCGTGATGTTCGCCTGCGCGTACCGGACTTCCCGCTCGCCGCTGTCGGTGCGGTAACGGATCAGCGTCTCGGCACCACCCGTCTGGGCACGGTAGTAGGCGTCCCGCAGCGCCTCATAACGGGCGCAGGGATCGCTCCAATCCACGACAGGCATCAGGCGGCTTCCCGTTCTTCTTCAGGATCTGGCTGCTGGACCTGTTGGCCATCGAGCACTACCGGCGGGAGACCGAGACGTTCGCGGTTGGCGATTTCGGCCGCCTCCTGCTCGTCAACGTCTTCCCAGTCCTGCCCGTTCTCGGCGCAGATTTCGGCCCGCGTCGTCACCTTCATCCGAAGATTGATCTCGTTCGCTTTGGCGGATTTCAGTTCGTCGGCCGTCGGCTTGGCCGGGCCACGCCATGCCGCGCGGGTCGCCAGAGCACGCTTGAGGATGAAAGCCTCGATGCCGCCCGGGAACGGAATGCGCCCAGCGTCAATCTCCTCCTCAAGCCAGGCGCTGTAGACCTGCTGGAGAAACCGGCCTGCGATCATCTCCCGGCGATACAGAATGACCTTCCACGCCTCGGACGTGGCCATCCGCACCGACGAATAGGTGGCGTTGGTGTAGTCGCCGGTCAGCGTCTCATAGGTGACGCCAAGGCAACGGGCGACTTCCCGCAAGAGGAACTTCGCGAACGCCTCATAGGTGCTGTTCGGATGCTCCGAGCGGTTGAACTTCAGCTTCTCGCCCGGGAACATGTGGGCGAGCTTGCCGTGGACGCCGAGGTCGATCTGCGTCCCGTCGTACCAGCCAGCCCGCGCAGCGATCAGCCCCTCAATGGTGGCAGGCCCTACACCCTGTGTGGTAGCCTGCTCTCCCTCGTCCTGAAGCGCCGCCAGCACGTCCTGGGTCGGAGCTTCGCTCTCCACCGTGGCGGCAAAGATCGCCTGAATGAGCGCGGCGGTCAGCGTGGCGTCCGCCAACTGGTCGTACTGCCGAACAACCTTCAGCGCCGGCGCCATAGGCGTAATGCCGCGCACCTGCTGCGGCGCACCGTCGAAGACATGGATCACCATGGGACGGCCGAGCGAGTCCCGAGCCGGGCGCTCGATCTCCCTCTCCCCGAGGAACCGGTCCTTGACGTTGAACCGATAGGGGAACCATGGTGCGGATCGCACCACAACTCTTTGCTATTCGTTCAGAAATCCAACCCGGTTTGCACAAGAAGGCGAGCGTCTTCAGCAAAGACACCACAAAGCCCGAGGTTCTAGAGGAACTGCGGCAAGCGATAATACAAGAGGAGCAGTCGCGGTCTCGCTTTGGCGGCTTCTAACCCTCCACCCCCAGCAGCTTGCGCCGCTTGGCCTCGCGCTCGGCCTGCTGGCGCGAGTGCCGGCTAGCCTGCTTGTCGGCCCAGGAGAAGTCTCGGTTTTCGGGAAGGTCGCTGGGCTGCTCGCCGGGTGCCGACCATGAGGTTGGCGACGTGGGCAGTTCGTCCAGCGTAGGCAAATCTATAGGCTGATCGCCCATGATCTGTCTCACCCAGATTTCAGCGGGATAAGACCGCAAGATGACGCCCCGGCGAGCTTTGGCCGCGATTTCCTCGAACGTGTCATCCAGCAGCCTATAGGCCGTCGCGCGGGACATGTCGGTGGAGTCTTTGACGAAGCGCGAAAACGACCGCCCGTTGACCTTGCAGAGGGCCCATCCCCAGACAAGTTTTCTGGCCTCTGCGGTGTCGATGTATTCGCCGTTCCAATCCATCACCTCGAGCAGACGCTGGTTCGCGGCGGCACTGGTGGGCAGCCGCCTGAACCGCATCTCGCGCTCCTCTGCGAGGCGAGCTTGTCCCCAATGCGCCTGGTCCTCAAACGTGTGCTGATAGGCCGGCCATAGCCCGCTCTTGGTGCTCGGGCGGCTCTTGGCGTCCGGCCAGCGGTTGTCCGTGTCGGCAGCCTCCAGCCAACGAGCGCGGACGATATCGGACAGTCTCGGTTCAGACATCGAAGCGCCCCTGTCGTTGCTCCTCACCGAAGATCGGCAAGAGCTTCTTGAAGATCATCGTGCAGATGGCTGCGCGCGGCCGCGCCGCATTCCGGTTGCCCTTAGCGTCATGCCTGATGCCCGGGAGGTCGATCCGGTCGAAAGCCTCCAGCCATGCGAGTCCTTTATCGGCCCATTCAGGATGCGCCAGAATGAGGTCGGAGATGGCCCAGATTGTCGGCGCGACCAGTTCGCCCTTGTTGTTCTCGCTCTCCATGATCGTCCGCAGGACAAGGATCAGGTGGCCCTCCCCGTGATCGTGGAGGATGCGCTGCAATGTCTGTTCCGCGCGCGTCTGTCCCGGCCCCTGGTTTTGGTAAGGGCCGATGATCTCGATTTCGAGGTCTGCACAGATTTCGCGGACGCGGTCGGTCATGTCAGCCTCGACCAGACCGACCACGCTCCCCAAATCCAGAACCCAACAGACACACTTCCGAAGACAATCGCTACCCACATTGAAGCCGTGATCTTTTTCGTATTCGGCAGAGCTGGCCAGTGGTCCTGACTAACCAACATTTTTGGGTTGGCCATGGTCGAGTATACTTGAATTGCGAACGTCCAATTCCACCAAGTGGCGAATGCAGCGAACAGGGCCGCAATGATGCCAGCTCCAAACCAGAGAAGGCTGTCCATATATAGCGGAGACGGACCGCGCAGCGGCGCCTTACTTAGAAGGCCAACAACAGTACCTCCGTGAAGGAGATACAGAGTGTTGATAAGCCATTTTCCATACTCCGCCTGAATCGTTAACGCGTGCCTCTCCCGGGCCTTCATGCTTTCAAACACTGCCGTTGCTTGGCGCAGATATTCTTCACGTTCATCCATGTTTGCCCTCCTCGTTGCGCCGCGGCCCCCACCGGTTCGCCGCCCATTGTTTGATCCAAGTCATCAATTCCCACGAGATATTATCGCGCGTGGTATCGATGATGATCCAGCCGTATTCGCGCCAGATCCGGCGCTTCGTTTCCTCCGGGACTTCCCGGCTGTTCGGGGCAAAGCGGCCGAGGCTCATCAGAAGTCCCCCGGAGCGACTTGAGCGCACGGGACGCCGCGGGCTCGCCACATCGCAACCACGCGCGACCTGTCGTCAAAGGCCATGATCGGCCGATATCCGACTGCCAGCACCTCGTCGAGCAATTCGCCCTTCACAATGTCATCGTCGCGGTGGTCGCCGAACTTCCGCATGAACAGGGCGCCCCCGCCCAACCCATGATCCGAGAGCCATTCCCGTGTGGAGCGCCGCACATGATCTGAACGGCCGGTCACGAACACCAGTTGAGTGTGAGCGCGGAGGATTTTTGCCAGCGCCACGATATGCTCGAACGGCTTGTCGAGGTGTATCTCGCCATACCAGCCGTCCCAGTTCTTGGGCTGCTGCTGAAGGTGATGGACGCGGTGAGAGCCGTCGGCAATCGGATGCTCCCACGTAACGCGGCCCTCGGATCCACGATGATCAACCAGGAGGAATGGGACCGCGACCTGCCGAAGTTGAAGGGGGCTGGCGAGCGGCTTGGCGCGCTATTCACGTTCGCCAGCGTGGAGCCGATGCTTGGCATGATCCGCACCGACCAGTTCCCGGATTGGGTGATCGTCGGCGGGGAAAGCGGCCGCGGTGCCAGATTTATGGAGCACGGTTGGGCGCGGCTGATGATGGATCAGTGCGCGGCTGCCGGTAAGCCGTTTTTCCTGAAACAGATGACCGGCAAGGCGCCAATCCCGGATGACCTGCTGGTTCGCCAACTCCCGGTAGCCGCATGACCCTGTCCCTCAGAGCGTGGGGGGTGGCGCTGGGGCCTCATGGCCGGCTCCGCCCAGGAATTCCCGGCATGCTGCGCGAATGCGCTCCAGCGCCTGGCTGTCCGATTCCACGAGCCCCTCATCCCCGAAACACAGGAACTGCAACGTCTCCACTGAGCCTGTGTCGGGTGACTTTCGTTGCACCTGAACCAATACCGACCGCTCACCATTCCGAGGATCGGAGCCTGTCGTGAACGTCGTCAGTTTCCAACCATTGCCCATGTGGCCCTCCGCCGCGGACTTTAGCGGCCCGGCTCGGGGCGTTCCACGCCATTGGCGCTTGGAGGCAATCCAAGGTGGGGATATCGGGACCTGGTGCCCGCCGAGACAGGGGTGGTGCTGACATGCCTCGACGGGCCGCCACCCTCACCCAAGCTGACGTTGCGAGAGCCATCCGGGCCGCTAAACAGGCCGGCGCCACGGATGTGGAGATCCGGCCGAACGGGTCGATTGTCGTCCACCTGGTGCCCCAGCCTGGCGAGGGGGCCGATGACGACGCCGTTGACCAGCGCAAGGAGATCGTCCTTTGATGGACGACATGCCCCGCCCCCGCCCGCCACATCTCCAGAAGGAGACCACCCGCCACGGAACCGTGGTCTGGTATGTGCGGGTGGATCGAGGCCCCCGCATCCGCCTCCGGGAACCTTACGGAACACCGCAATTCATGCGCGAGTACCATGCGGCGCTGGAGGGGGCGGCGCGCCTCACAGGCCCGGCGAAAGCCCTCGCAGGCACCCTGCAATGGCTATGGGAGCGATACCGGGAAACCTCCGCATGGACGGACCTGTCGCTCGCCACCCGCCGCCAGCGCGAAAACATCATGCTCGGGGTCCTGAAGACGGCCGGAGCCGAGCGCGCGACCGCCGTCACCAAGGCCCATATCGTGGCCGGCCGCGACCGGCGGAAGGATACCCCGGCGCAGGCCCGGAACTTCCTGGACGCGATGCGCGGCTTGTTTCGCTGGGGCGTCGATGCGGGGCACGTCAAGGTTGACCCAACCGCCGACGTCACCAACCCTGCCCGGCCGAAGGGCGAGGGTTTCCCCGCCTGGACTGAGGATGACGTTACCCGATACGAGGCCCGATGGCCGGTCGGCACCAAGGAGCGTGTCTGGCTGGACGTGCTGCTCTACACAGGGCTCCGCCGCGGTGACGCGGTCAGGATCGGTCATCAGCATGTCCGGAATGGCGTGGCGACGATCCGGACGGAGAAAAGCCAGGAGGCCATCGTCGTGGCGATCCCGGTCCTCCCGGTGCTCGAGGCCACCCTCAAGGCTGGCCCCACCAGCGATCTGCACTGGATCTGCGGGACGCGCGGCCAGCCGATGACGAAAGAATCCTTCGGCAACGCGTTCAAGGTGGCGTGCAAGAAGGCAGGCGTCCAGAAGTCCGCACACGGGGTCCGGAAGATCGGCGCCACGCGAGCCGCGGAGAACGGCGCCACGGTCGCGGAACTGGAGGCGATCTTCGGCTGGCAGGGGGGCGGAATGGCGGCGCTCTATACCCGAGCTGCGGACCGCGCGCGGCTAGCCAAGGGGGCGATCACCAAGCTCGAACCGGTACGGGAGCCAGCGAAAAAAGCCCAATCAGATCAATAGTGGCGCCCTCTCCCGCACCTTGGCTTAAGGGCTTGAGCGGCAAGGAATCTCGCACAACTCTTGGCCGCACCATTTATTTTCAGGTATCTCAAATCTCGGACGATACTGACATCGATCCCGCACCTTTCGACATGGTGCGGGAACGGATGTTCGCGGTCTGGTCTTCGCCCTAGCCATTGGCTCATGTCCGGCGAGGCCCGCTCACGCCATCCGGCTCTCTTCAGTGGCCATGCAGCCCCGCTCATCGGCAACGGCTCCGGACCGGCCGCGGCGTGGACGATCAGGATTACCCGTCCCATCGCGTCAGTCGCCTCTCCGGCAAGGTCCCGGCGAAGCTCGGACTCAAGTCCGGCCATTCCGGCCGGCAACCCCTCGCGGGCATGGCCAATCGGCCGGCCGTGAATGTGTGGAGCCACCGGCATGTCCGCATCGGTCCCAGGGTCGTGAAACTTTGCGAGGATGGATTGAAGGTGCTTCCGCCATTCGCGGGGAGGATACGCCCCCACAGCGGCCGCGCTCGAACTGATGTCCTCGGGTTCCCTTCGAGCCGGACAGAACGCCCTTGCTGCCCGCCCGCGCGCTGTCTGGCTACGCTTTGCCAGACCGGACGATTGGCAGGTGGATGCGCCCCAGAACAAAGAAAGGCCCGCGGCCCATGAAGGCAGCGGGCTGGGAGTCTCGTCAGTTGGCCTGGCTTCTCAGAAGCCGCCGAACTTGTAGTTGACACCGGCGCGGGCGATCACGCCCTGGCTTCTCACGATTGTCTGCACATTACTCGTCGTAAACACTGCCGCGCCATTGAGCCCATAAGACGTGAACGTTCCGGACACTGTCGAATTACCCATGTCGAAATACAGCCCTTCGGCCTGCGCCGGTCGCAATCATAGCGAGGCCAGCCACGCCGATAATTGTTTGTTTGATCATTTTATCCTCTCCAAATCGGATGAGAAAATAACCTTCGACCAGTTGCCACGATAGCCAGATTCGGAGAGTTTCAAATTTGGACCGGGTCTGTGGAAGACGGGATACAGCCGCCCGGATTCGCCGAAAGCAGCGTCAGGGCAGGCTGATCCTCTGCCCGCCTCCCGGCCGCATCATTTCATTTCCTAATATCTAAAACCGCTGAGATACTGGCTTCCTTCGACGGCTGCTATTTGATTGCCTTGCGGTCCCGGCGGGCGCGCATGACAGACCAGATTATCAATCCAGCGCCGATCAGAATTGCTCCCCAAACAAAAGTCAGGGGAACGGCGTAGTTGGCCGAGCACCCGTGAAACTTGATGTAGTCCATATTGAAGCAGTGTCTCGAAGGGTTGGCGTAGCTATACGTCCTCGACATCATGCCATTGAAAAACAGGAAAACTCCAAGAGCCAGAACCACCCATTTCATAACGCGCCCTCCTGGTTCAGACGAGCAATCCGTCCGCCTCACTGAATTGTGGATGCGGCGAGACAACAGCGTCAAGGGCAGGCTGACCTCTCTTTTCAACCTCTTGGCCGCTCATCTAATTTTCAAGCTTTCTGAAACTGTTGAGATGCTGGCTTCGATTCCCGCACCTCCTATCAAGGTGCCGGATCAGATACTTGCGATCTGGTCTTCGCGCCAGCAAACCACTTCGCGGAATGGATCGCGATGTTCACGGCCGCAAGCTTCCCGGACCCTCCCGCCGCCAGTATGCGTGCCACCGGTCAGCGCGGCTGGCGAAGGGGCCGATCAGCAATTTGCTGCCGCCGCGAAAGCCAATGAAAAAGCCAAAAAGATCAATGACGAAAGCCTCCTTCAGCAGCTTGACCTAAAGGACCGAAGCGGCAATAACCTCGCGCAATTCCTGATCGTACCGACGTTTTATCAGGCGACGCGCCTTTCGGAACCAATCCGAATTCTGCTGCCGACATCTGTCGTCATAATCGTGTGGCGGATGTTCGGCGCGGCTATTGCGCCTGCTGTTCAACCGCTTTTTCGAATTTGCCACACAATGCACCATCTGCTGTTCAGCTCTCAGAACGACTGGAACGATGGCGTGCGGACCAATGCCAGCGCAAGCGGCTATCGGGTTACGATCGACCACATCGCC